CATGAAGCGAGATCCTTGGGGTGGCATACCTTTTGTTATTCGTAAGGATTTCGAATACACGCTAGACGATAAGGGTAATGTGGTCATGACAAAACACATGTTAGATAAGCTCCTATTCTTAGCAAGCGATGAGCTACCGGAGAGTGAATCATGAAACAACCAGAGAATCATGTCGCAGATCATTTCGGCCTTGATGGCCGTTTCGAAAACAACGCAGAGATTGTTGTTTTCTACGACTACATGGGAGACACAGAAGAGGTTCTTCGGATTCCTTTCTGGTACTCTCATGAGGCAGGATCATTTGAACACTTTGCTGCTGAAGTGCAGAGAGCAGCGATAAAGCTTGCAGACTGTTATGCCTATTGGCCTGACGGGTATATCCATATCCAGACACGGATTACCAAAGAACACGTTAATGGAATTTAATTATGAGTAAATTAGAGACACCGGCCTTTGGAAGACAAGGCCCTATTAATGTTGCTAACGACGCTGAGATTGTTGTACATCACACAACGTCAAAGGGCGACACGTCAGAGGTTCTTCGGATTCCTTTCATGTATGACGAGGCAGAAATGTCTGACGCACAGGCTGAATCTTTCAGAAGGTCAGTACAAATATCGGCTGCAGCATTGAAAGATACTTATGCTTATTGGCCTGATGGTTATGTTCATATTCAAACGATCATCAACGATAAAGATGTTAACGCAATGCTAGGAATATGGTAGGTTTTACTATGAAAGAACTTGACAACAAGCAAGTAACAGTGGATGATCTAGTTTGGATGCACATATTTAATAATCCTTATCCTGATTATACAGCAATTGCTAAAGGTTTAGAGGGTTTAAATTTGACTCCAGCTGAGGTATTCTATATACTTCATTCAATACGTGAAGGAGACTATACATGTCCATAGATGATGCGAGTCCAGAACAATGGGATGCAATCAAACACCTTAACAGTCTGTCGATTAGGAAAGACCCTGATCCAGTGACGAAGCCTGATCACTACAACAAGGGGGCTGTCGAAGCCATTGAAGCTATCAAAGCTTCGATGCCTGAGAATGAGTTCAGAGGCTACCTGAAAGGCAATGCGTTGAAGTATCTGTGGCGATATGACTACAAGGGTAAGCCGATTGAAGACCTCAGAAAATGTAAGTGGTATGTTGATAGACTTATCCAAGAAGTAAACCAATAGGAGGTGCGATGTGTGATGATACACTATCTGATGATGAATTGCTAGATGATGTTCTAGCGAGGGCTTTCGTGATGATGCTTGGAGTTCACATGCCATCAAAAGAAAGTTTGACATTTATGAAAGAGTGGGTTATAATGAATTCTCAGTATAATGGTATTGAAATTACTGAAGAATATATTTTAAGACAAATACCTGATTTTATTACATATTTATATAGGAGATAATCTAATGGCAGTGATTGAAGGCAAAGCATACTGGTCTTTTGTTACTACACCTAACACAAAGTTTACACCAGCATACTCAGTTAATCTTGTTGTTGATGAGTCAACGGCTGATTCGTTTCGTGACCGTGGCTTTACAGTCAAGGACATGGAAGAAGGCCCTGCGTTGATCATCAAGCGTAAGGTCGATGGCAAAGACGGCATGGTTCGTCAAGCGCCTAAGCTCTTTGACAAAAGCAAACGAGAGATTGATGTGAATGTTGGTAATGGTTCACACGTTAAGGTCCAGTACAAGGAATGGGACACTAAGTGGAACGGGCAAGTATTCAAGGGTTTGGATTTCCAAGCAATGCAAGTCCTTGATCTTGTAGAATATAACTCACCAGATGGTTCTGAGTTTGACATCGAAGACGGAGACGGAGACGAAATCTAATGGCAAATGTTACATACACACACAACGATACGATCTACGACGTATCTTTACTAGCCCCTGAAGGACAGAAGGCCTTCCAGCTTTTGGTAGCAGCAGAGCAGGATGTTCGTGCCCTTGAGGATCGAGTGGTTATCGCACAAGCAGCGTGTGTTTCACTACACGCAAAGGTTCAAGAGTTCTTGAGCGAAGACGCAATTGCAGTTGAGGAAGCCGAAGTCGTAGAGGACTAACATGGCATTTAAAAAAACTCACATCCCCTGCCCTGAGTGTGGGGGATCTGATCCCGCAGCGATGAACGACGATGGCTCCATCAAATGTTTTAGCTGCGGTGTTTTCATCCCAAGCAATAAGCTTGATAACGTCACTCCAATATCATCGAGGCAGTCTATGGACGACGGTGAATACTACGCCCTAACAGACAGAGGAATCAGTCTGGCAACGGCTAAAAAATATGGAGTTAAATCCACAAAGAATTCAAAAGGTCAGATAGTCGAACACGTTTACCCATACTATTCTGGCAGCGAGCGAGTAGGATCAAAGACTCGCAAGCCTAATAAGAACTTTACATGGCAAGGCGAATCTAGGAATGTTGGTCTCTTCGGCCAGCAGCTATTTCAAAGTGGTGGTAAGTACGTAACCATTGTTGAAGGTGAAGTAGATGCCATGTCAGCCTATGAACTCATGGGTTCACAGTGGCCTGTTGTGTCTATTCGCAATGGCGCACAGTCTGCTGATCGTGATGTGAAGGAGAACCTAGAGTTTTTAGAGTCCTTCGATAACATCATCATTAACTTTGACAATGACAAGGTGGGGGAAGAGGCTGCTCGAAAGGTAGCCAAACTATTGCGTCCCGGCAAAGCAAAGATCATGTCACTACCCGTCGATTACAAAGACGCCAATGACATGTTACGCGGTTCGCAACACAAAGCCTACGTCCAATACTGGTGGAACTCCAAGTTATACACACCCTCTGGAGTCTTGAACGTATCTGAGAACGTAGAAAACTATCTCACTCGCACACGAAAAGACTCAGTGCCTTTCCCTTGGGCAGGGCTGAACGAAAAACTAGAAGGTCTTCGTGCGGGTGAGTTAGTTACATTGACGGGTGGCACAGGGCTTGGAAAATCAAGTGTCACTCGTGAGCTAGAACACTGGCTCATTAAAAAGACCAAAGACAATGTGGGCGTTATGGCTCTTGAGGAAAACTGGCAGAGAACTATCGACGGTATTCTATCCATCGAAGCCGACGCCAGACTACACCTCGACAGCGTCCGTAATCTTTTTGATCAAGACGACCTTCGCCAGATACACCACCAGATGTTTGGCGGAGAAAACAAGGATCGTGTGTGGGTGTATGGACACCTTGGAATGAACGACCTTGAAAGTGTTTTCAGTAAGCTTCGTTATATGATCATAGGCTGCGACTGTAAGTGGATAGTCCTTGATCACCTTCATATGCTCGTGCTGCTTTCTGATGACCCTGATGAGCGTAAGGCTATTGACATGATCATGCACAGGCTTCGAACTCTTGTTGAAGAGACAGGCTGTGGAATGATTCTTGTCTCTCACCTTCGACGCACACAGGGTGATCGAGGCCATGAGAATGGAATCGAAACTGCACTAAATCACTTACGCGGCTCTCAGTCTATAGCACAATTGAGTGATTGCGTGATAAGCTTAGAGCGTAATCAACAGGCAGACGATCCTGTGGTCGCTTCAACAACCAAGGTACGTGTCTTAAAGTCTAGGTACACAGGAGATGTTGGCCTAGCTACACACCTTCACTATGACTTAGACAGCGGACGCCTTTCTGAAATATCTGTTGATGATCTTCAAGGCTTAGACGGAGATGAAATATGACAAGCTATGTTTTTGATATCGAAGCCAACGGACTAGATCCTACTGAGGTCTTTTGTATTGTTGCAATGGACACAGTAACTAAAACGTTCTATGAGTTTGGACCAGACCAACTAGCTGAAGGAGTCAAGCTGCTCGAAGAGTCTAAAGAACTTATCGGTCACAACATCCTTGGATACGACATACCTGTAGTCAAGAAACTTCTTGGCTCTGATCTTGATGATGGCAGTCGGTTCATTGTAGATACCCTTGTGTTGTCTCGACTGTTCAACCCAACACGAGAAGGCGGTCACGGCCTCGAAGGATGGGGCTACAGGCTACGACACAAGAAGATCGAGTTCGAAGATTTTGAAAGCTTTTCGCCGGAGATGATGGCATATTGCAGACAAGATGTGTCACTAAACCACAAGGTCTACCAGCATCTTGCGCGTGTCGAAGCAGCGGGATTTAGTAAAGACGCTGTTGCTTTAGAGCATTCTGTGTATCGAGTCATGCAAGCACAGCGAGAT